TATACCAGCATCAACAAAAGTTATTCCTAAACCTGCTGTTGCATTAGCGTCTCCTGCTGTGATAGTATTGATTTCATTTGTAGTTGAACCATCTACTTCGGTAGCGTCAAATGTAATGGTATCTGCTAATTCAGTTATGGTCATAATGCCAGTATCAGCGAAGGTGATTCCAAGCCCAGCAGTTACTTCTGAATCAGGAGTAGTGATAGTGTTTATTTCGTTTGAAACAGAACCATCAACCTCTGTCCCAGTTATTGTCATAACATCACCCACTACAGCTGTTCCGATTATACCAGCACCATCAATACTAATAGCTAATCCAGTAGTGGCTATATTGCCATCACCTTGAATTGTATTAAACTCGTTAGTTATTGACCCATCAACCTCTGTGGCTGTGAAAGTAATGGTATCAGCCGATTCCGTAATCCCCATGATACCTGCTTCTGCAAAAGTTATTGGTAATCCTGCTGTAACATTGGTATCTGGGCAAGTGAACGTGTTTATTTCATTAGTAACAGAGATGTCGGTGTTAAACGTGTTCCAGTCGGTAGAACTCAAATAACCATTAGCAGCTGTGGCTGCCTGTGTAATTGAAACGGTTCCACCACTTTCTGATAGCGGTAGCGTAAATGTATAGCCTGCACTTGGAGACGTGCCTATTTCCCACGCACTCGTTGTGGAGTTATACCTTAATATAGAATCATTAACTACCCCAGTTAAATCCATTCCTTCTTGAGAACCAAAATCTCTATAAACCCAGTCAAGCTTATGCGTCCAGTTGTTGTATCTGGTTACTGGTGTTGCAAAGCAAACAGTAGCAAATATTAAAGGAAGGAATATCCCCCACAATATACCTCTCAATTTATTCATAAGTCAATGCCGCCCTTCCCGTCCAAGTTCCATACGCTATTTGTTTTACTGTCATAAAAGCACTTCCATCATAGGTGTATTTAAAAATAAGCCAGCCTTCGTCGCCAACACCAAGACCCTTTGTCCCATAGCCTACATAAAGCGGTTGACCATCAGAGCGTCCTGTATAATCAAAACGTTCTTGCATATTAAGAGGGATAGTAACAACTCGTTTGGCTAAAATATCTGCCTGATGCTCTCTACCCTCTGATTCACTATTCTTTACCGCACCTGTAGTTTTATAAGTATCTCCTAATCCGCTCATATCTTATTCACCGAAAGCCTTTCTTTGCTGACGCAACTGTCTCATCTGTAAACTTCTCTTCTTTTTTAATTCCTTTACTTTATTTATTGACTCGCTTTTTTTATGCTTAAACATATTACCTATACGGATATGATTAAATAAACGGGAGAATCTGGTTTCCCCAATAGCTGGTTCACCGAATCCCTTTTCTCCGTCTCGTAATTTATGAATAGCCTGTCTTACATCAGCCATATCAGAAAAAGCCCAAGAAGATATTGCCTGTAGCTGTGCCCTTACTTCTGGGGTCATAGTTCTCGGGACTACATTATAATAACGATATATTTCTGGGTGAACCCCCTCAATAGAGTAAACACTTCTTATGTTTAATGGAGCGGAAGTATCTACCATTTGAGCGTCTGTATGGACAGGAGCTTGATTCCCAACGATAATATCTTTAACGCTTTTTACAATACCTTCTTGCATATTAAACCTTCTTTGGTATTCTGAAAACTGGGAACTCTCTCATGAACTGATGTAGTTCCTCAACGTTTTTAAAAAGTTTTTCATTATATTCTTTCATAAAATATTTTTCAAGTGCTGTCATCAGTGCTGGTGGCATACTTACTCCCCACCTTAGAGATTTATCTTTTGTCGTCGCTGTATCGTTGTTCCTACTATTTCTAAAAGCTTGATTCTGTCTTATGATTCCTCGTGTGTGGTCTAAATTACTGCCGACCTGAGGTTGCTCACAACACGGAAACTCTTTTTCATTGTAGGTTTTCCCACACCAGTTACAATACAAAGACTTATCTTTGAGCCATAAGTTTAAGAAGGCTCTTGCTGCTTTCCATTTTGTTCCCGTTTTAATTAACATATTGTCCTTTTTAAATAAGGGCAGAGAAACTATCCGCCTCTGCCCCCAGCGTTAAAGCTGTTGCTTAGCTAAGAAACCACCGTAGTTGTGCAAGCACTCAACAGTAGCCTCACATAAAACCTCACCCTTCGTAGAATCACCAGTTTTGGCGAGTTCACGGGTATCAGGTTTTCTAAGGTAAGCGATTTTAAAGAGGTCTTCGTTTAAACCCATAACATCATAATTAACGTCTCCGCTAACCGTCATGTATCTATGAGCAAATAACTTAACCATACGAGCTGCATCAGCCTCGTAAACATCAACGCTGTTGATAAGTCTCTTATCTTCAACATTAACATTCTTAGTAGCACCGCCTGTAAACGCAGAGATTTTTCTCTTTATATACATACCCCCATAGACTGCATTAACTTCTGTCCCATTATCCCAAACCAACTGGAAATAATCATTAAGGATAGATTCACTTAATGAAATACCAGACTGACTTGTTACTAATGATAAGAAGTTCTTTACGCCCATAAGTTGGCGAGCTGCTGAACCGCTTCCGCAAGCTAACGAACCACGCAGAACTGCATATTCCATATCGTTTTTAAGCATCTTCAATGCTTTAGTTGCCTCATAGGCAAATCTGTCATCAAAATTAGCTGTATTAACGATTCTCTCGGTATCAGAAACCTGATAACCTTGACGGAATATCTGGGTAAAGTTGAACAACCTTGTTGGGTTAGTCAACGTCGGATAAGAAGCGTCCGCACCCTCTGTGTAGGCATTAGTCTTAACCTCTCCTAATGTATCGGTAAGCCATTCATGCAAAATCTGTTTCGCAGATGAAATAGCTAACCCAGAAACCAACTGATTTTCAGTAGGTGTAAGGTTAGTCAAAACATCTAACAGGTCTTCACGAATTGCTTTATCGTCGTAAGTATAACCAGTAGCCATAATTTAATTTCCCCCTTTCAATGATGTCCTCACGAGGTTCGTCGCTTTGAAGCAGCTTGAAGGATAGTCTTCACAGCTGTCTTAGCGTCTTTAACCCCCCCTGTTTTTTTTAAGCGATTCAAGGAGTCGGCTACAGGTGAGCCCTCAGCTGGTTGATGTCCGCCACCTTCTATAAGCGTCTTTTTCTGCAAATTACCTACTTGACGTTTAAGTTTATCTTGCGTCTGTTTGGCTTTGGGGTTGTTACGCCTCGCCACTCTTCCATACGCAATATCGGCAGCAGCAGATAAGCCTTCTGGGTCAGAAGAAAAGCGTTTATCTTGCATAATAACCGCTATTTCTTGGGTAAGAGGGTTTTTAGGATTCCACCCTGTAAAGCGACCTGAGACATCTTTAATAAAAGCATCTGGGTAACGTTGGACAACATCATCATAACTTTGTCGTCTCCTTTGGTCTCCCGTTACTTTTTGAGTCTCTTCAGCCCTCTGCTCTTTGAGCATCTTGGCTATATTCCCTTCACGGATAATTTCCTTCTCTCCCTCTGCCCAACCCCTATGTTCGGGGTTCTCTTGTGCAAAAGTCTCAAGCTGAGCTATTGTGAGCTTCGGTTTTTGTTCTCCTTGCTGAAGACCAACGTCTTTAATAGCTTCCTTAATCATTTCAGGAATCCTATCTACGACTTGGTCATGCTTCCGCTTCCACTCCCGAGCAACCTGCTCCAATGGAACGCCACGTCCGTCTACATTAGTCTCAGGCTTACCCGCCTGCGGGGTTGTAGACTCAGCACCGTCGGCAACCGACCCTTCTGGTTGACCAGTGACTTGCTCCTGAGCACCCGACTCTGGAGTCTCACCTTCTACGGGTGTATTTTCTTCAGGTGGCGAACCTTCTCCTACGCCGTTTTCATTTTCACCAAACTCTTCTAAATCTTTCATTTCTTCCTTTCTTACTCTTTCTGACCCTCAGAGGGGGATAAGGATTCAATGTTATTATTTAAAAAACTACCTAAGTCAGCCGTCCTATTAAGCCAACCATTTAGGTTCTTCCCAGCACCTTCTGGGTCTTGCTCTGCGAGAATCTTATAATGATTCTCTCTTTCATAGATGAGGTCATTTACTAATTCATCTTCACCATGCTCTGTAATATAGTCTTTTACTTTACCTATGGTCTTATTTCCTATAATGCCATCAGGCTCCGCTCCGACTATACTTTGAAGCATCTTAGTTGATGTTCCAGTTCCTGCGTTTGTGCCAAAGTCCATAACTGCTATTGCAGCATTTTGAGAAGGAATCATATCATAATTAGGTTTCTTATAAAACTCCTCTTCATAAATGTCTAAGGCTTCACCAAACGATATATCTGAAACAGGCTGTTGCTCTAAACCTTGTTGCTCTCTTGAAGCGTCATAGGTGTTTTGGGTAATGCCGTGCATAGATGGGTCAGCTGGGTTATATCCTTGTTCCCATTTAACATTAAACGATAACGCTTTTTTAAACGTTCCGTCTTTTATTTTTGCCAGCGAGTTCTTTATTTCTTTTTTCTGTTCGCTGTTTAATCTTGAGCTGGGCTTTTTCTTCTTGTCTGACATTTTTTTTTACCCTTTTCCTTACGTCCAGATTTGGTTTAGGCTCATTAGCCTTTTTAATAATAATGTCTCTCATTTTATCATTTGCTATTTTGTAATCTGCCACCTTACTGCTCCCAGTCTTTAATCGGAGCGTCTGGGTTTTCTATCACCGTTAATTCATCAGCAGCTACTCTAACTTCACTTGAGTAGTTAGTTTCTAAATCAATGATGTGGTCGCAACCCATTTTAATTCCACGCATCTGATTTAATTTTTTTTCATCAGTAACCGTTTGCCAGTTCTTGTTGATATAATCTCTCTGTTCGGTCATGTCCTTAACGACATTTTTCCAGAGATTACTTTTTTGCATCTCCCCTATAAGACCATTCCTCATGTCTATTCTTTTTCTTAGGTCAGCCTTATAGTCTTCAAGATTCTGACTGGGCACCGATTTGACTTTATTCTTGATAAAGCCTTGATAATCTACTTTAGCCATCTTAATTCCTTCCCGCCGACTGTTCGGCTATTGTTTGTTTTTTTTGCAGTGCCCTTCCTTTTGCATCTGGCTGTATTTTCAACATACCCAAGACCTGAGCCTCTTCTATGTCGGTCAGTTCGCCAGTTTTAAGTAGCTTAACTAAGAGTTCTGGGTTTAAGCCTTGCTCTTGTTGTTGTTGCTGACGCTGTTTCTGAACTTCCGGTGAACCAATATCAGTAACAAACTCTTCCCAGCCCTCTATGTCTAATTCTTGGTAAAATCTTTTATAAGCATTTGATAAGTTCTGCGGGCTTACAACACCAGTAGATAAAGCTATCTGATTAGTAGATGCCTGAAGTATCTGGCTCGCCTTTTGTATTCTTAGCTGCGGGTTAGTATTTTGGTCATTTCCCCTAATTTTAATCTTATACTTACCCTGTATTTCTTCCTTGCCAAGCTTAACATCATAACCAGTAGGAAGTTTCTTATCTGCGAAATATCTAAACGTATATTCGTCAGAACCATACTGGCACCAGAGTTCCCATATCCAATTAAACAATTCTTGGAAACACATAGCGTGAGTATCAGCGTCTAAGGTGGTTATTACCTGAGCACTCTGTTGCTGTAAATCTACCTCGCCTTTAGTTCTTGGCTCTCGTCGGTTAATCATAGACTGAAGTCCGAAGTCTATCTGCCCGACAAGTTCTTCTATCTTTGTCTCAAGAATCATTTGCTCTCTCTCATAAGAATACTCTACATTGGTGTTGTGCATATTCAGAGGAGCGATAACATCTGATATTTTTTCAGTGCCCTTAACCGCTAAGCCCTGTCCAAATATAAACTGCATAAGGTTCGGATTTATCTGATTCTGTTTGTAAGCAAATAAAGGAGCGTTCCTTAAAGTCTGGTTGTCAATTTTCTGCATGTGCTGAACGTCTATTTCCTTAACTATATCTTCAAGTAGCTCAGGAAGACCTCTATGGGAATACCATCTATCATCACAGAGTTCATAATATAATTTAACAAAAGGTTTCTTGCCTGTCCAGAACGGTAAAACTATTTCTCTAAATTTCAAACTGAAATCAGGAGCGATAGTATAAATCTTCTGATTCATAGAACCAGTGCCATCATCTTCCAAAGAACCGTAAGCTTCCCAAATCCTAATCTGCGGGTTGGAGTCCTGTAATCGGGTAATACCTTCTCTGTTGTCTTTGGTTAGTGTTATCTGTTTATCATCAAGGTCATACTTTTTTTGTTTTATAATTTCATCAACGGCTGTTTTATTCCAGCCTTTTTGTTCGGCGTTATTAACTAAGTCAGAAAAAGGAATCCAAAACTCATGAACCAAATGCGGACAGTCCTGCGGGTCAAATCCGCTGGCTGACGGAACAAATATATCTTCAGGAGCACAAAGAGCTACATCAGGGAAATCATAGACAACATCAGCACTTTTTACCTTTATTTCCCTTTTATTGGTGTTTAAAATGACATCTGCTGCCTTTAGGCAGGCTTCTTCGTTCTCTTCTGCCACTTTGTCGTGCATATCAATATCTAATTGATGTATTATAAAAGCGGACACCTCTTCGGGTGTTCTTTCTATGTCAAATAACCATGCCCCTGTTTCTAAAGGAATATCATAAAGGCTGAACGTGTCTTCACGATTTATGATGTTTGTTTTCCAATGTGGCTTCATTACGGTAAAGCCTTTTTCTAACTCTCTATCTATAGCGATAAGAGCCTTAGGCTTTATTTTAATAATATCCATAATAAGGTGGTCAAGGAACATCTCTACCTTATGAGCTTGCTCCCATGTGGTTTCACCCTCAGGCTCTATCTGAACAACAGGTCTTATGCCGAACAAACGCCTCATCATAGATGCCTTGAGCTTCTTAATCTTGGTGTCTAAGGTTGGCATGCGGATATTAGAACAGCCTACAAACGGAAACGTTTTGTCCTTTTTGATTCGCATGCGGAGCCTATGCCACTTATTTTGGTTAGTAATCCACTCGCTTCTGGCGGCATCACCATCATCTGACACCCAGTTCTTTATAGAAGAAACAACCGCTTCAGATTTCCTGAAAGCATCCTCTTTGGCTCTTACTTCTTCGCCTGTCTTGTTTTCCCCTTCAAATAATACACTCATTTATTATACCTCATATCCGTAGTTTGCTTTCCTTATCGCATTATAAGAGGTTGTCTCGTCTGGCATGAGTTCTCCATACCGTCCTCGTTCCTCTTCCTGAAAGTTATCAAAAAATACAGGCTGAATTATCTGCTCTGCATAGGCTAATGTGTCAACAATATCGTCCCATCTGGAAAAACCAACCGTTAAAAGCTCATCTTTGGCTTCTCGGTGCTCTTTTTTAATATAATACTTGCCCGCTTCAAACAAAGGCTGCAACGAAGCGACTATTCGTGCCGTTTTGTTGCGGATAGACTTACCACCCGCTGCCGCAAAGACGTTTTTAAGCTCTTTTACGGGTAAATACATGCCTCGTTCCTGTGAAATGCGGATAAAACTATCAAAAAACTCCTTTTCACGACCCGCTGGGACACCAACCACCGTGATTCTGCCCTTATTCTGCGAAAACATGTTCAGTGCGGCGTTGATAAACTCCAACTGCGGAGCATGGGTGCGTATATAACTGACCAAATACCTGTTGGAGTGCTCATCTATAGCTATTAAGGAAGCAACCTTGTAGTCAGCCTTAGAATCGTCCTTATATGCGGGGTCTATAGTCATCACCATATTCACCTGCGGTGGTAATGTCTCCCAATAACGAATCTGGTTCTCCTTAATAGGTGCGGCTTCGCTGGAAATTGGGTCATTTAGGAACTCACAGGCAAAAGCCCATGTCCCTATCTCCTTCTTACGCTGCTGTAATTTCTCATGAGACCATAAATCGCCCCATAATTCCATGCCAACACGCTCTTCCGCTCCAATATACGCCTGATACAATTTCTTAGTCCAGCCATTGTCCTGATTCAGGAACTCATTTAAAAGAGCAAGTGGTGAAATAATAGTGCCTATCATGACCATCTGCCCCTGCGGGAGCATGGTGTTCATACAGGCTTTAAAAATCCAGTCTCGTAAATTGCTTCTCTGTTCTTCAGACGCAACAGAGTCATCTGTCTCAATATCATCAATAATAAGCAAATCTGGTCTAAATCCACGAATCTGCCCACCCCCACCTTTTGCCATAATCGTCACGCCGTTGGATAGTTCCATGTTGGTCTCAGTCCATTTGTCGGACTTTAAATCACCAAAGAAAAATTTTATTTTTTCGTTATTCTCTATCTCGCTTCTTATCTTTCTAACCCACAAGGCAGCTAACCCCTCAGATGCAGATATGATAAGGATATTGCTTTTGTGCTTAAATAAGGCACACCAGAGAGGGTAAAAAATCGCACATATAGTGGACTTTGCAAACCCTCTCGGTGAAGCCAGCACTAACCTATCAGAAGTGGGAAGGAGCTGATAGATTTCCTGATGAAACGCGGGCACCTTGAAACTCATATAATGGCTCATAAAGAACTTAACAAATTCATATAAATTAGTGCTATAAAGATTATAGTAGTATTCCGCCGCTTCCTTAGTTAGTGCAAACTTGTTATCAGTCTTGGTCATCAGCTCTCTTTTTACGGTTAAACTGTATTAACAGCTGTGTCAGTGGTCAAAATTGCATGTATTATACGGTAGGGTATAAACTATATATAGCGGGTGCACGGGGGGGGGTATCTCCCACCCAGCCCAACGTTCTATCCCACTCGCTTGCTTCAGTCTTATATTACAAGCTGTTGTAGAGTCTATGATTATGTCAATTATAAAATACCCTCTTTTGTCGTATCTATATATATATTAAGTCTTTAGGGCTTCGGCTCATCTCTGCCAGCGGGGTGTTACCGCTTCGTGCTGTGTCTCCATGCCTAAATAGCTTGTAAGTATATATATATAAGTAATAATAAATCATCTTTTCGCTTGGCTTCGGCTGTTATTCAACGTCGGTCTTTTGGCGTTGTATGTCAATGGTCTGTTATTCCACGGCGCTTTCGGGCTGTGCAATAACGGGCTTAATTTGTTCTACGGCGGTCTCTGGCTGTTCAATATCAGGCTTGTCCGCTTTCGTTTCATACTTGTCTTGTAGTTGTCGGGCTATATCGTTGAATATTGAGACGCTTTGAGTGTTCTCTGGCTTGACGAAACCTTTAGACTGTCCGAGTATTTTCCAGTAGCCTAATTTAGTGTTTGGCGACGCTGTTTGCTCATGTAATTCAATAGTTTTTCGTTCATAATCTTCTTTAGATAGGGTATACCGTGCGACCCGCTCATCAAGTATCTCATCTATATAGCTAAGTATACGCTTGTCTCTTAGCAGTCTATTGGCTTGGCTTCCTGCATTTTTCGGCGAATATCC